GGCGAAGACCCCACGTGTCAACTGGTCACACTATCAGCGCACGCAGCCTAGCGAGATGGAAGTCAAGGCCTGGCATCATGAATTCCCAGCAGCGAACTGGGCGGCAATCACAGGGATAAACTTTGCCGTCGTTGATGCGGATAGTGATGAGGCCATGGCATGGATCACTGAAGGCAACATCACACGATCGCCTCTGACCCAGCGTACTCCTCGAGGAGGAGCTCATTACTTTTATAGCATAGCTCAGGCAGAGGTGAGGACCGGGGCCGGTAAGAACAAGATCGATACCAGAGGTGTCGGTGGCTATGTGATGGTCGCACCTAGTCTTGGATACACCATGCACTGCGAACCATCATATGGTGTGGGTAGCATGGATGACCTGCCCCCGCTGACCGACATGGATATCAGTAAGATCACGGCGTTCAACAACGGCGGTGATGCAGAACCAAACATTCGTGAAGTGTTGAATGAAGATGCTGCAGAGGAGGGTGGCCGCAATGATAAGCTGGCACGCCTAGTCGGCAAGTGGATCAAGGAAGGCTGGGGCATGAGGGAGATCCTCATCAAGGCGCAGGACTGGAACCAGACCTGTGATCCACCCCTGTCAATCGTTGAGACTGCAACAACAACACTGAGCATATGCCAAGGCCACATCAAGCGTCACCCTGAAGACATCGATGCGGGTGTGAACGAATGGGAAACCAGCCAATGGCAGACACAGATCAGTGAAGATCTCAAGCAAATACAGGATCAAGAGGATCCGGTCGAAGCTCCCGGCAAGCCAGAGATCGGGCCTCTTGGTCTTGTACCCTTCAGTGACCAGGAGTGGCAGGAAGAAACAACCTTCGGCCAGATCGAACAGTACTGGGGTGATGCCTTTGTGTTTCAGAACAGCAGGGTATTGCTGTTGGGCAAGCCCAAGATTGGTAAGTCAAACTTTCTTGGTGCCTTTGCGGCTGGTGCTTGTACAGGCACAGACTTTCTGGGGGTGCCGTTCAGCAAACCATTGAAGGTGATGTGGTTCCAGGCAGAGATCATCAAGGAGTTCATGAAGGACAGGATCGAAACCTACTTCAGGCGGTTCGCACACGATGAAGATATGATCCGCATGGGCTATCAGAATCTGATTGTGTCGGGGCGATTGCGTAAGAATCTGATGACAGATCAGGACATTCAATCATTCCATGAAGAGATCCAGTATCACAAGCCAGACATCGTGATGATTGATCCAATCATTAACTTCTTCGATGGTGAAGAGAACAGCAACACAGAGATTCGTAAGCTGCTCGATCGTATCGATCGGTTGATAGAGCTCAACAACGTAGCGGTCCTGTTGGCCCACCACACAGGTAAAGAAAGAGCCGATGACAAATCGTTCATGTCAGCGCGGGGCGGTAGTGTGTTCGCCGGATGGTTCGACAGTGGCATCAAGCTGGCAGGGGAGAAACCCAACGTGCAGTTCTATTACGAAGCGCGTAACGCACGGGATCCTGATGAGCACCTAGCAAGCTTTGACTTTGAGTTGGGTGAGTGGCAGGTGTCCGACCTGCTCAAGCGTCCGACCAAGCAGATCTCAACAGAGGATGAGGTAGAGATTGCAGACATCGTGTTCAAGGGGATGCAGCTCGATAAGTATTACAAGCGTGGTGACATGGAGCTGTTGGCCAAGAAACAACTACGCAGACACAACAGGGCAAATGGGCAGAAGGCCTGCAGAAATGCAGTCAGTTATTTACAGTCACATCTGGGCCATAAGGTACTGACATACAGTCTGCCTGGCCAAGCAATGTGGCATTATCTCGCGGAATCCACCGCACAAAAACCTTGGGAGGTTGAATGAAACTACTTACTTACTTACGCAACTGGTTCGCTGGTCTTTGGGCAGCAAAGAAGACTGAGCAGGCCAAGAAGGAGATCGCAGGAGTCGTTGAGGATGTCGTTGACATTGTTGATGAGGCCAAGAGCAAGGCGATTGAAGAGGTCAAGGGGAAAGGTGAACAGGTCACGCACTCGATTAAGAGAAGGGCGCGGGATAGGTTCGGTCGGTTCCTGCGTGACGATCCGGCTACGCCAGAGAACGAAGCCTATGTCGATGTCAAAGTAGATAAGGACGACAAGGATGAGAAATAAAAAGAACATCAAGCAGGAGTATATCTACAAGTGCAAGGTGGTACACATTGTGGATGGCGACACGATTGATGTTGATATACCGTTGGGTTTTGGTATCAACAAGATGAAACAGCGGTGCCGTACCTACAATATCGATACCCCAGAAAGCCGCACTAGAAACAAAGCGGAGAAGAAACTGGGCCTTGCCAGCAAGGCGCGGATGAAAGAGTTGTGTGGTAAAGAAGTGTATGTCGAGAGCCTAGACGGCGGTAAGCTGGACAAGTACGGCAGGCTGTTGGCTAATCTGTTTACCCTGGAGGGTATCAATATCGGGAAGCTGTTGATCGATGAAGGTCATGCGGTGAAGTATGACGGGGGAAAGAAGAAGCATGTCTGGGCCTGATGATAAACCTGACATGGTGAACTCGCCCCCGCATTACAACGTCAGACCTAACGGGATTGAATGCATCGATGCGATCGAAGCCAGTATGTCAAAGCAGGAGTTCCGCGCTTACTTGAAAGGTACGATCATCAAGTATGTGTGGCGTTACGATCACAAGCACAACCCATTGACCGATCTCGACAAGGCTCTGTGGTTCATCAATAAACTGAGAGATAAAGTTGAAGATTAAAGTAGAGATCGAACTTGATACAGCGAATCCCGATGACATGGATCGCCTCGATGAACTGACGGCAGGTGCATTGCGCAGCGAGTTCAGACAGGCGGCACGGGAGATCGCAGAAGAGTTGAAAGGTTCAGCCGTAAGCGAAGACATCGAGGAGGATAATGATGAGTAACAACAGTTATCATGAGTACTACACCGTGGTGTATCGAAGCGATAGCTCAGGAGAGACTCACAGAGTGGTCATACTGGACGATCATGCGAAGCCTACACCTAGACCGCCTAAAAAGAAAAAGGTTCACAGGGGCTTTCTGAGGGATTCTGAGGGCACAAATGTTATTCGGTGGCCTACGCTTGATCTGAATTCAGGCGGAAAGAATCGTTGGTTTTAAAAAATACCCTCCGGCAGTATGAGGGTGGTCAGTAGGGCCGGAGGGTATGTCGCCTAGACCGGCAGAGGAAAAAGGAATTTAAAACTCTGCTCGAGCAACTGACCCAGTATAACAGAAATTATTCGGTGTTGTAGACAATCAGATGGAAAACACTTAGGCATGAAAGTTAAAGTAGTTTCGAGGCAAAAGTATAGGGCAATCGGGGTGATTTTGAAATTGCCCCTTACTCCACTTTTTGAGAATAAAGTTCAACGATATCAATGGTTTAAGGGTAGGGGCAGTAGGGGCAGCGTTGCCCCTACCTAACGAAGGTGCCCTGCCCTCCTGCAGCCCAGTAAAAACGGGTAGGGGCATAGGGGCAGTAGGGGCACTCCCTAAAGGGAGAGACATATAACTATGATCTCTACCTACTCCCTAGGGAGGGGCCATGAGGAAAAAAAAATTTAGTGAGGGTATGATGAGCGAGAATCCAGAAGTTCAAAAAGAGTCTGTAGGTGCTGAGATGAGTGAGTCGAATGCGAATATGTTGTTTGATGATGATGAGTTTGCGAAGCGAGGCCTGGCGAAGAAGCAGCAGTTGACGGCGAAGCAGGAGAAGTTTGCGCAGTTGTTTGTGCATCATGATCTAACGAAGAAGGAGTGTGCCCTGCGTGCTGGCTACAAGTCACCACGCTCGACCGCATCGATCTTGTTGCACCAGCCTGAGTACAAGCATGTGCAGGACAGGATAGCAGAGCTGACTGAGGCCAAGCAGTTGAAGTACGGGATTACTTTCGAGAAGGTGTCGAGAGATTTGCAGATGATCAGGGATGCTGCACTGGAGGATGGTGCTTATGGTCCAGCCGTTCAGGCAGAGATGGGCAGGGCAAAGCTTGCAGGTTTGATGATTGAGAAGAAGGAGATTAAAACTGGGAAGATTGATCAGATGGATCGTGAGGAAGTTGAAGCAAGGCTCCGAAGTCTGTTGGATAAACATGAGTTGGCTGCGACTCAGTCAGAGCTTGAAGTGGTAGAAGGGGAAGTCGTAGAGGATGAGGATGAAGTGCTCGAGGGTGAAGTGCTTGAAGAGGAGTGGGATGAGGAAGAGTGGGAAGATGATGGTGATGATGAGGAAGAAGGAGAGCCTTAGACTCTCCACACCTCCGGTCTGAATGTATGTCGCTTGCGGTCTTTCTTGGTGACCCTGCGTTTGTTTTTCAGTGAGCTCTTCAGGTTGAACATATTGATACGATGACCAGTGCAGCAGTACCTGTTAGTGCCTGCGCCCTCCCGCTCAAGGCGAGTTGATTGTCCGCCCGATCTGCTCGAGAAATTTTTTCCGCACCAGGCGCAAGTGTACTTGCGCGTTTGCTTTGTTTCATGAAGGGTGGCTGAGTTCCATCTCAGCCCACCCCGTGTTTCCTTTTTGTTATCTAGCATTCAGTATCTCCCATGCTCTCGCTGCAGTTTGAGGAACTACTCCGTTCCCCAAGAGTCTAATCCTGTCCACCCTGTCGGCACACCCATCAACCACTCGACCCACGTTGGGTTCAGCAGGCCACGCGGTTGGTCTGGGTCTTTCGCCTTCGCGCATAGGTAGCTTCGCTTGTCCATGTGCGTATGGCTTTTGCTCCCCACTGGGCCGCAATCCTTGTGTTCCGATGCCCGTGGTGTCGGCCACATTTTTACATATCTGTCGAGACTCACTGACTTGTTTGTCTTGAAGTTCAACTCCCCGTTGGATGCCCCTACGTTGGTGTTCTTCCTTTCGATGTGATCCGATGCTGTTGGTGTCGGTACACTGTGAGTCGGCTTCTGCGTCATGCCCAGCAGGTATGCTGGCGTTGGCCAAAGATTGTGCCTCGCCATCGATTCCAGTGAGTGCCTGACCTTGCCCGTCCTTCCCGCTGCCCCACCTTGGTTGTTCCC